ACCGAAACCCGCATTCGCACCATTATTCGCATTAGCAGACAGGAGGGCACCCCTGAACACCACAACCCATTATTTCAAAGAATTTCAATCAACACATTTTTTCGTTGCTCCGTGCATTGAGTTTTGCAGTCCGTTTAATTACGGCACAAGCGGAACCCAATGTACGCATCCGCAGACGAGGAGCGATCATCCGTATGCAGATAACCGAAACCCGCACTCGCACCATGATTCGCACCAGCAGACAGGAGGGCACCATACCAGCCAGAGGCTGTTGTTCCAGGGTGATAGAAATAATCACAGCCACCCTTGTTGGAGCTTCCACCTATAGCATCTGGGAACGAGTAGCCCTTTGTGGATATACCAAAGGTTTTGATATACTCTGAGGAGCGAGGCAGATTTGTGATAGCTACATATCCATCAGGCACGGTTGTAGCACTATCTGAGTGAGAGGTAAACTTAGCAGGATCCTCACACACATACGCTGTACTCCTGGCTTCTGCTGAATCTGGAGAGTGATAGATCAGCACATCATCAGCAAGCATCCAGAGATATTCAAAAGGCACCTCAAAGCCTCTGTACGATGTAACCTGTACTACCTTATCGCCACCAGTCCAGCCCTTGATCGTGTAGGAAACCTTACCAGTGTTGTTACCCAGAACAGCAGTAACGCCACCAGGCACGAAAGGTCTGTAACCACCCCAAGTATTCCACTCTGTACTATTTACAGAACAGCCAGCACCAAGTCCTCCCTGGTGGAAACCATCTGCTGTGAGTGTTTCAGTGTATGTGTCCTGGCAATGGAGTGAAGCATACTCAATCCTCTGGAGCCAGGCGATAGTGTTGTAGGCTCTGTAGGCTCCGTGGTGTGTGCCGTTCTTGCAGTACTGTCTTACACCAGCCTTACTGATAGAGGTACGCCCCATTCCGAGCTGAGAGTTATAGGTGCCATCCTTAGAAGCATCCGAGCTACCAGATCCACCTCTAAACTGGGCAGCGTTGGCAGTGTAGATAACATAGCCGTTAGCATCCCTGGCAATCTCATCACCATCCCAGGTAAGGAAACAGCCTGATACAGCCACGCTGTTTGTGAGGTCAATAGTTGAAAACCACGGAGCAATAGTTTTACGCTCCAGTTTGATAAAGCCAGGCAGAGGGTACTCAGAGATCGCATAGATCCACTTAGTGCCAGAGATCTCCAAACGGGAATACATTTCTGGTACCTCCAGCATAACATTACCATCCGTTGTATCAAGTTTGGCAGCAGCTCCACCATCCTTTTTACGGCTGTCGTTCTGGTGTAGATAATACTTAACTGAGCCATCTGTGTTTTCCACAAATCGCCTGAGCTTTGCCTGAATAGGCAGTGTACGGTGCAAGTCCAAATTACCTACTCTGGTGAGCTTGTAATCGGTGCTTGTGAAATCACCTTGTACCCCATACCACATATCGTAAGGGTACTGTGGCTTAGTATTGCCACTTCCAAGTAATAATCCCATATTGGTATTGAATTAAATGTTTACTTAGTAAATCAACTGCAAATATAATAAATCTGTGTCTGACAAACACACTTTTGAGCAAAGAAAGAAGCTCACCAGGCTTAAATAAGCCTATAGTTCCTATGTTCACCTGGTTTAAGCACCTCCTTTCCATATAAAATATATCACCAAACACTGGAGCATTTGCCCCACCAATCCACCCAGGAGAGTAGCAGCGAGATCCAGCCAATCCCACTTACCGCCCCAGGCACGATCCTTATACTCCATTCCAGCAGCCAGCCCTGCCACGAATAGAATTGTTAGGAGAAAAGCACAGGGTACAGCGTACCCAAAGTGCTTTAATCGGTTACTTTCAGTTATCCATTTCATAGGCTCATCAGTTCAGCTTGTTTAGCCTCAATTTGGTTTATTTTATCCCTAATAGCCTGTCTTTCGCTCCGAACAGCCTTAATGTCGTATGGCATTTCTTCACCACATAGCGAGGCTTCATAGCATTTGATAACCTTATAATCACTATTATTCAGTGATTCTTTCAGGGTATTTATCTCATTTCTTACTTTCTGGAGGTCTGGCACCTCCACATAGCGAAACGAAATGCGATCTCCAGCATCATAGGGAATAATGCGAACAGTGTAATCCTCCTTACTGGTTTCCTGCTTGCTTTCATCAATAGGATCTACAGGTTTGTAATGAGGAGGTAAGGCTGCAATCTGCTCATCTATAGAGATCGTTTTCTGCTTTATCTCCCCAGAATCCTCATCCCTATATCTGTGTACTATAGGCTCTATCTCCTTAACCCTTAGAAACCCATCTTCAATAAATCCATAATGTACCATAATCTCAATTTTAGTATTTCCACCTACTTATAATCCAAGCCTCAGTTTTAACACTGTTGATGTAGCCAATAGTAAACACAGCCATACCGCCTTGACCTTCTCCAAAATCGTAGTAGTCGTTTTTGGATGTATCATCATACAGCACATGACCTGTGTAAGGTCTTACACGCATATAACCACTCCACCACTGTTTGAAAAACACCACTTGCCCCTCTTTTGGAGAGGATGGTAGGTAAACTGTAGCAGCAGCAGATGTGTAGCCGATTACCATTGTATCACCAGCAGCGAGATACCAAGTGTTATTAGATGTACCAGTAATACATTTCCTATTCAGTGTTAAGCCAGCAGCAAATAACTGATTAAAGTAGCCTCCGAATGCTGGTGCATCACCACTATTAGATGCTCTACCATATACTCCAGCGACAATAGTTTCGTATGCGTTTACCGCCCAGGAACTCTTAGATACATTTGCAAACCCAAGTCCTACTATTGCTCCCCTGTGTGTATATCCTGAGGATGCTGGAACAGCGTTAGTTCCTGCCAGGTTTGCAAAGATTCCATTAGGGGACATATAAGCTGTACCTGTAGAATAAGATGGAGAGTTTTTAGCTTCTACCTGCAACAACCCCTGGCTGGCACTGATCTTGATAACAGCTCCGAAATTACTCATAGAGTAACCTCCACCATCGTAGGAGCTTTCAATCAGTAGCTGAGCCATTGAAGCATCCAGAGTTACCTTGTTAGTTCCTGTAAGGGTAGATACGATCTTACCTCCAGACATAAACCAATCACCTATGTTTGCACCCTCAGCCAGCAACAAGTTAGTTGCTATGGTTTCAAATTGAGATCCAAATGTATTCCAATATCCTGTATTGGTTGGTACTATAGCAGAGCATTCTCCGTTAGGCATATCAATACGAGCGATATAATACACACCGTTGTATTTGACTGCATCCAAACGCTTTGAATTGCCATAGTATGTTTTGCTGCTATCATACACACCCCTATAAACAAGTACAGGACTATCACCTTTGTTTCCTTGATCTCCCTTATCTCCCTTATCTCCTTTATCACCTTTAGATCCAGTTACACAGATAGCTGCTGTGGTTGTGCTGGTGCCATTTGTGTAGGTAATAATTGAGCGTGTCCAGATATACCATTTATCTTTCCACTCAGGGCGTGTCGTACTCCAGGATCCATTAAGCAGGGAGGTAGCAGAGCTGGATAGATAGTATTGCTCCACGATTGAAGATACACCAACACCAGATCCACCAGTGGCACCCTTTCCACCTGTAATACAAGCTGCTTTTGTGGTGCTTGTAGTACCATCAGAATAGGTCGTTTTTGTTCTACTCCAGATATACTTTCCATCCTCCCAGGTTGGTGCTGTAGTCTGCCAGCCAGAGGTTGGTGCTGTAGTGTTTGAGTTGCTGATAGCATACTCCACATCAACAAGTGTTACAGCCTTTCCATCCTTACCATCATACGGATTTACTCTTACAGGAGTGCTCCAGTTCTGAATGAGAGTATCAGCGTTGCCATTCATTACCTTTGTTATATCAGATATTGGCAAAGCTCCGTTCAGGATCCTTATATCATCAAACAATACGGTGGATCCAAACATATTATCATCATACAGAGAGAAACCCACTGGGTGCTCACTCAGGTTTGCAGAATGAAGCAGCACTCCATTCTTGAATACGGAAACGGTGCGATCATTGAAACGGAAAGCCAGGTGTAACCAAGTGTTGGCAGCTACATCTATACTGTTCTCCTCATAATCTCTACCATTGTAGCCGTTGAACATCCATTTTATCTGTTTCTGATCTGTTTTGATCCAGAAGCACAAAGTAAAGCTCTCACCGAAAGGCAGATTATAAGGTATAGTAGCCTCAGCAGTACCAGCTAATTTTAGTGCATATCTGCCCCCATCAGCAACAATAGAAGCCCCTGTACCAAGCACACCATTATATCCATTACCTGAGGTATCAGCTACCGATCCAGCATTGACAGGAACATATACCTGTGTTCTATCTATTATGCCTGATTTCTTAGCCATAGTACACCAGACATATTCCAGTTCACCAGGTGTAGGCATTACCGTACTCCATCCAGCAGGCTCTGTTGCAGTCGCATCCAGGGCTGGAGGCTCAGTAGTAGATCCGTTCTTAGCGTACCTGTATTCAAAGTATTCTCCAGCAGCAGCATCGGTACCAGCCGATCCTGAATCGCCTTTGATTTTAGCCCAGGTGTACCTTGTAGGATCATCACTATCCATCTGCTCATAGTCCGTATATTGTCCTATGTAGCTACCAGGCTCCTCTCCATTGCCAGCAGTAAACGACAAACCGCCATCATTGGAATACTTGATATGGAGGTATGTAGTTCTACCATCCTCTCCTGGCTCTCCAGGGATTCCTTGCTCTCCCTTTGTATCGCTCCAGGTGTACTTAGCTGGATCATCGCTATCTGTAGCTATCTGATCCACATACAAACCAAGCCATCTACCAGGCGTTTCTCCGTTACCAGCAGTGAAAGTCTTACCGCCATCATCAGAGTATTTCTTATGGAGGTAGCTGCTCTTTCCAGCCTCTCCCTGAATCTTACCTACATTACTCCAGCTCGTTCCAGTCCAGATATACAGATAACCATCCAACAGGTAAGCATCGCCATTCTCATTGCCAGTGGTAGGGAGCTGTGAAACACTTGTAACGGTACCCTTAATCGTGATACTGGTACCATCAGCACCTCTCACACGGAAAGGAGTGCCCCATGTGCCATCAGCTATAGTTTTGGCAGTCTTAATACTCATCCATACAACACTCTCTGTAGAATCCGTATGCCAGCCATTGGTATTGCCACTGCCTGTAGGTGTCGCTGGCTTGCTCTGGCTGTCATTGTATGTATAGAACACCGAGTTACCAGTTTCTCCCTTACTACCCTTAGCGACAACAGCCCAGTACACTGAGTTTGTAGGAGCATTGCCAGCCGTTGGATTGGCATTGATATAGCGATAGGTGCAGGTTTCACCTCCGTTGGTGTATGAAACCTCATCACCCTTGTAATACACATAGTTGGAATTATATGTACCTCTATATACACCGATCTCCGACAAATCCCCAGAGGAGCTTTGCAGTAATGTACCTTTCAGGATCAGCTTCTTTTCTCTCCACTCCAGGCTGGCAGTAGAATCACCGATACGGAATGTGTTACCATCCAGATCCAGCCAACACTCCCCATCGGAGGTTACAATCTTACCAGTGGTGATAGTGTTTCCGTTAATCCTGGTGAAACCGTATGTGGTTACAAAATCCCTGAAACCATCCTCATAGAGGGAGGAGAGTATGCCCACCTGGAAATAATAGTTATTCGGATCGTCTGTAGGCTCAAATTTGAGCTGCTTTTGTGTCAGGTACCAAACACCACTATCACCAGTTTTGGAGCACTTAGCAAAAAGGTAGTAACCTCCAGAGTTTGCCATAGTAAACTCCGAGGCTCCCATGCTCCACTGCCTTACGCCATCCTCCTCTACAGAGAGGTGTGCAAGCACGCCAGCAGAAGCATTGAGGCGGTTTCCAAGTCCGCTAACATTCGGCTCCAGTATCACATCAATAAGTACAAACTGCTGGCTCTTTGAGCCTACAGTGAGCATATTGGTATCAATGGAGTTGGGGCGTATGTTCTCAGGATCAAAGTACCCATCCGTATCATACACCATATTACGCAGCTCCTCAGTGGTACGCCATCCCTTTCTTGCCTTGTTAAGATCCCTTAGGCGGTTGTTCTCTATGATCTGGTTGTGCTTGATAACATCTACCACAGTCTGGCTGTACACGGATATAGCCGTAACATCAGAGAGGGTTAAGGCGTAATCATGTTCCAGCAGGAGGTTACGGCTCACTTTCTGGATCCTGATATTCTTTTCTATGCCAAACCTGGTATCTCGTACAGGCACATAATCACCCACCTTGAATACGGTTGTATCGCTGTCCTCAGGCAGAGAATCCACGAAATACTTTCTATCCAGGGTTAGCTGATATTGTGCCCTGGCTTGCTTCATGTAGAGAAAATCATCATATCCAGCATACCAGAGATCTTCTTCTGCTGCCTGTTCGTAGCTCTCAGGTAGGTTTATATCGGTGATCTTGTACTTATCGCCTACAGAGATTCTGAAAGCCTCATTCGTTCCTGTGGTAGGAATGGTTAAGCCTCTCTCATCAGTGTAAGGAATGATCTTGAATTTCGTTTCCGAGTGGATATAACCACCCTCAGCAGCCAGTTCAAACTGCTGCCCAGCAAGCCTACCAGAAATGAAATTGATCTTTGCAGTTACCCCAGAGATAAGGTACTTTGTTCCCTCACCATCCTTTTCGCAAAGGTCAAAATCCATAGTATCATCTATGAAAGAGTTTACATCACCATCCACCAGAGCTGTAACCTCTCCAGTTCTGGTAGGGTGTATATGGTCGTAGTCCTTAGCATCCTCATCGCTGCCCAGCATTTCCCTCAGCTCAGCATCTTCAAAATAGCGTTTGCTATCATCATCAATACCGATATACTCACTCTCAGCAGGAATAACAGTGCCATCCGATAGGGTGTGCTCCCTTTTGTTAAGCCTCTTAGGATATGGAAGCTGTAGCCTCTCAGAGTAATCTCTATACCCACTCCTGATATTGGTTTTTCCACCCTCTACCCAGAGCCTGGTAATGATAGCCTTATCATCTACCTTATCCTCTTTGAGCTTGTAAAGTCCGTTACCCTTTCCCCACTCAAAAAAAGCATTTCCAGCAGGAGGCACCACCTTAGAGCCAAACTTACCTATGTGAATGGTGCGTACACCATCAGCCTGAGTAATGCGAAAATCCAGATTGAAATTCTCTTTGCTACAGAGCGTTTGAAGCACCTGGAGGCAGTTCTGCTTTGAAAACTGGAGTGTAATAGGCTCCGTATCTGGGCAGTTCTCCTCATCAAATTTCCACAATCCAGGGTAATCCCTATCTACATTGTAGATAAGCACTTTGATAAAATCCTTAATGGAGTAGGTGAGATCAAAGGTACTTTTAGTAGATTTTCCGTTAGCATCGGTGTTCCTGTAGTGGCTTTTCATCAGCTCAAACATTACACCGTAGAAAGTTGCCTCATAGACATAGTGAGTTTCTGAAAGCATTTCCCTGGCTACAGTAGTTCTTATGGTGTACTCCTCACCAAACACCAGGATCTTATCACCCTTAACCAGGTTAATAAGTTCACTGGAAACAATAGAGAGGTGTACATTATCATCACCCATAAGGGAGGTGTTTTGTACCGCAGATTTTACGGCACAAAACGGCTCCCTGGTTTGTAGTTGTATTCTCTCTCCGTTTCGTTTGATTATTTCAAAACATCCCATACAACAATAGCGTTAGTAGATAAACTGGTTATATCCTCAATTACGCCTGTTATCACTATATCATACTCTCCAGCCTCAGTATAAGTGTGCGTAACCTCTTTGTCGGTACCTGAAACATTGTAGGTGTGGGTACCATCACCCCAGTAGATATTGAGCAGCTTAGAGCTTGTTACCTTGATCTGGGCTGTTGTGTTTGCAGTCGTTCCGATATGGCGTAACACCTTTTTCACTGGCTCATCCTCTACCAGCTTGATCTTGAATTTACCTACCATCAGATCCCTGTCGTACTTACCCCACTGCTTCTGAGGATCGGCATCCTCCAGCAGCTCTACCTCGTACACCAGAGGCTTAGTAGTACCCGAATACTCTACTTTCAGGCGGTGGTTTCCCTCCTTATCAAACTGGCTAAAGAAACGGTTTACCCACTCAACATAGGCAGATCTGCTGGAAGCCTCTATAAAGCAATCCAGCTCTATTGTACGCTCCTTGTAGCGTGGGCGTTTCTTATCCCTTACAGTGCCGTGGTAGCTATCCCATTCAACCTGTAGAGCCTCCTTTCGTGCCAGCCTACCTACCAAACCGTTACTTTCAGCCACATATACGCCAAAGTCCTTGAAATTCCAACCATCTATGTAGTATTCTACATCGGATTCCTTTAGCATTTGGAATATCTCTCTGGCTGTCTTTTCCACATTGTACAGCTTCACCTCATCTATCTGGGCAGTACAGCCATCCAGATTAGGATCATTCAAAGAGAATCCCACAGGCTGCTCAGCCATTACACCAGTGTACACCTTGTTATGGTTGAGATACACAGTGAACGCCTTTCCTGCCTTGACAAATGCCAGAAAAATCCACTCTCCAGGTACCACATCCAGCCACTGCTCCAGATACTGATCTATACCAGGTAAACTTAGGATCCAGCCCAGCTTTTTGTGTGAGGGCTTAACATACATGGTGAGCGTAAAGCTGGAGCTTAACGGAATGCTCTTTGAGGTTACGCACTCGCCTGTACCATTCAGAGCCAAAGATTTGCCCTGCTGGGCATCCCTTGAAAAGCTGGCACCCTCAGAAAGTATGGCATCAGCTCTGCTCTGTGAGTAGTCGTAGGCTTTTTCGCCATCTGGATCATCAAAGGGCAGATATAAGATTAAATTTTTGTCAATCATACTTAATAAGTTTTTTTGTTTTTGAAAACTACTTTGACACCGACACCAGAGCACTCTACTCTGGCATCACCGTACTTATTCACTAATACCCTGGCGTTAGTGCCAGCCACAGCCAACACCAGGTTTGTGTTATCAAATACATCTACAGTGAGGTGAGCATTACCATACACCTTGATAGTTACATCTGAGTTGTGGCGTAAAAATGCCCTACAAACGGAATAGCCACCATAAGAGAGCGTACCTTTGCAGTCCCCCTGAAGCACAACATCTGGCACATTCCTTAGCTCCAGATCCTGCTCATCTACAAACACTCCGTATGGCTCACATTTGCCCTTGAAATTCTCCCTGATAAAATCCAGTGTTGGGTAGTCGTTCTTTATGCAGAAATCAATACCACGCACATAGAGATCCACCAGGCGTTTCATACTCACACCATCCCTGAGCTTGTTTTGCCAGGGTAGGCATAGCCCTTTCGCTATGCCATCCTGTTTAAGTTGTTGTACCAGTTCCATATTACGATATTCCTTGTGATAGCAGTGAGCTATCCTTGTTTTCAATCCTTTTCAGTGTAGCCTTGATCTCTGCCAGCTCAGAAGCAGAAGCCCTGGTATTGGCAGCGATCTCAGCCTGGTAAACGAGCTGATTACGCATTATCACTGTCTGATCGCTCTGATTGATTACTATAGCGTTCATTCTACCAGCAATCA